TAGATGAAGACGAGCAAATAGACATTGATACTAAAATTGATTTTGAATTTGCTAAATTTTTATATAAATAAAAACAATGAGTTTAAAAGAATATACAAAATTACAAGAGATAGAAAACAAAAGTCAAATAGCAATAGATTTTGACGGAGTCATACACAAAAATTCTAAAGGTTTTTTTGATGGGACTGTATATGATGACCCTATAGAAGGTTCTCTTGATTCAATAAAAAAAATAAGCCAAAATTTTGATATAATCATATTTACAGCAAAAGCATCTAAGGACAGACCTTTAATCAACGGAAAGACAGGCAAAGAGCATGTGGTAGACTGGTTAAAAGAAAATGGCTTTTACCAATACATCAAAAATGTGGTGATAGAGAAGCCAAGAGCTATTTTATATATAGACGATAAAGGCTATAAATTTAACAATTGGGTTGAAACTATTAACTTTGTAGATAGTATAACTGAATGAAAAAAGTAATAATCACAGGAGTTACAGGTCAGGACGGAAGCCACATGGTGGATTATTTGTTGGCGAATACCGACATTGATATAATCGCTGGTGTGCGTAGGCTTTCTGTTAAAAACCATGAGAACATCAAACACCTAGAGAACAATGATCGCTTTAAGCTTATTGATCTTGATATAACTGATCAATCAAATGTTGATCGTGTGATCTCAGAAGAAAAGCCTGATTACTTTATAAACTTTGCTGCGAATTCTTTTGTGGGGGTTAGCTGGGATATGCCAGAGAACCACATGAAAACAAATTGTATGGCGGTACTATATCAGCTTGAAGCTATCCGCAAGCACTGTCCAGAGTGCAGATACTACAATGCTGGCTCCTCAGAGGAGTTTGGAGATGTCGTAACCTCTCCCCAGGACGAGACTCACCCACTGCGCCCAAGAAGCCCATACGGAGCTTCTAAGGCGTCTGCGAGGCACTTGGTAAAAGTATGGAGAGAGAGTTATAATCTTTATGCTGTTCAAGGATGGTTATTTAACCACGAAGGAACAAGAAGGGGCGAAGAATTCCTTACCCGCAAAGTAACCAAAGGTGTTTCCAGAATCGTCAAGGAGATCAGAGAGGGAGAAACACCTAAACCACTTGAGCTTGGTAATCTGGAAGCTAAAAGAGATTGGTCAGATGCAGAGGATTTTGTGGTTGGTGTTTGGCTAATGCTAAATCAACCTGCAAACTCATACGAAGATTTGAGAGAGTATGTTTTAGCATCTGGCGAGACATATACTATTCGTGAGTTTGTAGAGGCTGCGTTTGGCTTTGCTGGATTTGGTGCAGAAGAGTGCCGTTGGGAAGGTCAAGGTCTAGACCAAAAATACATGCATGGAGATCAAGTGCTTGTAACAATCAACCCTAAATACTATCGACCAGCTGAAGTTAGCTTGCTTCTCGGTGACCCTAGTCTTGCAGAAAAAGAAATGGGTTGGGTAAGGAAAACAGACTTCTATGGTCTTGTCAAAAAGATGATTGACAATGATTTAGGTATAGGTTAATATAACCTCATGCCTAGGGGTAAAAAGGAATGTGATTCATGCGGTAGCTTTGTCGGTATAAGACAGGCTGTTTGCTCTTGTGGTTTTGAGTTTTCCAAAACTACACCTAAAAAGAAAACAAAAAAGAAGCCATCTACTAACAAGAGGGCTTCTCTTCTTCGTTTGGTTGAGGAACCAAAGACCGCTAAAAGATTTTTTTACGCGAGGGAGATGAAGATGCTTAATGATCTGTGTGATCGTTACTCAGAGGAGTTTATGAGCATAGTCAATTTTCCTAAAAAATTCGACTCCTTAGCTTACCTTATTAGCCCAAAGTTAAAAGGTGTCTTGGATCAAAAATTCAGAGCTTTCAATTATGTAGTTGACAAAAGCAAGTATGTCTCTTATACTATTGGTGAAAAGTATGGTGATGACAAGAAAATCACAAAGAAAAAAACAACAACGAAAGACTTCCTAGATGAGCGATAAATTAAATTCAAAAAACCTATTAGACAGCTTCTTAAAAGCAAATAAAGAAGACCATTACAACTTCGAAGAAGAGATTGATTATAAGATCTCCAGTGGATCACTACAATTCGACCTGCATCTTGGAGGAGGCTTCGGTCCTGGTCTTCATCGATTCTGTGGCATGAACGAGGGCGGTAAAACATCAGAGGCTTTAGAAGTCACTAAGAACTTTTTACTTACCTTACCCAACTCCAAGGGTGTTTACTTCAAAGCGGAAGGTCGTCTCTCTCCAGAGATGAAGAAAAGGTCTGGTGTTAAGTTCGTGACTAAGACCGAAGATTGGGTCGAGGGTACTTGCTTCGTATTCGAATCAAACATTTACGAGACGGTTGTAGATCTAATGAGGCAATTAGTATCGAACAACGACGAAAAAACTAAGTATTGCTTCCTCCTTGATTCTGTAGATGGTCTCATCCTAAGGAACGATGTAGACAAATCTTTTGAGGACTCATCGAAGGTTGCTGGTGGCGCTGTTGTAGCGGGTACATTTATGAAGAAGATGTCAATTGCTCTAGCTAAAAGAGGACACATGGCAATATTTATATCACAAGTCAGAGCTGACATTAAGTTGGATCCTTACAGCAAAGCTCCTATCAGACAAACAAGTGCAACTGGAGGTAATGCACTTCTGCACTTCGCCAATTGGATTATTGAGTTTGAAGCGAGATATAATAAAGATATGATTCTTAAGAACCCATCTATCAAGAAAATGGATGCCCAAAAGAATCCAGCGGTTGGTCATCACGCAAGTGTGACAATTAAAAAGTCTCCTAATGAAAAAACCAATACAAGACTAACATATCCTGTTCGCTACGGCAGGACAGCTGGAACATCTATTTGGATTGAGAAAGAGATTGTGGATTTATTATTTGCTTGGGAATTTCTAGTAAAGAAAGGCTCTTGGATAAAAACAACAGAAGACTTCTTGGAACTTCTTTCTGAAAACAACCTTGAGTTCCCTGAAAAAATTCAGGGAGAAGCTAATGTATTCAAAACCATTGAGGATAATCACGAATTATCTGCATTTCTTGTTGATTACTTCAAGAAAGCTATCGGAGAGTTGACATGAAGTTTTTAGATCCATTAGGAAAAGAACGAAACCTAAAGGGAGCTAAAAAATACTTAATCAACTGGGAAGAGAAAAGCAGAAGCAAGTTCCAGAAAAATGTTAAAGATTTTTTAAAAGACTATTGGCTTCATGATATTGTCTTCGAAGAATTCAGGATTGTTGGAACAAGGTTATCCTTGGACTTCTATAACGCTAATAAAAAAATAGCAGTAGAAGTTCAAGGAGACCAGCACGTTAGGTATGTCAAGCATTTTCACAAGAACAGATTGAAATACCTAGAACAACTTAAAAGAGATCAAAAGAAGCTTGACTTCTGTGAGATAAATGATATAAAGCTGGTAGAGATTTATTCAACAGATGTTGTTACAGCCTCTTTATTTAAAGACCAAGATATATACTTATGAAAGAAGAAGACGTAGAATTTTCAATACCAGATAACTTTATAGAGCAGATATATGAACTAAGCGGAGGCGCTGATAAATACAAGGGTATGATATTAGTTCTATGCACAGAAAACGGATCTCCTATGATATACTCAAAGTATGATTCTTCTATTGTTGAGCTTGGACTCAAGCAAGCTATGGTAAATTTCATCGATGGTAATGTTGAACCTTCTTAAAAATGATTTATAATTTAGAACTAGAAAAACAGCTACTAGCTGGCTTAATTAAAGATTCGGATAGTCTTGCTGATATATCTAATTTTATAGATAGTGATGACTTTTACTCTCAAGAGAGTAATCTTCATAAAACTATTTTTACAATAATCAAACAAGCCAATCAAAGTGGTGATGATGTGGATGAAGTTATTATTGCTCAAAGGATATCCAGTATGGGCTTGTCTTTTCAAGACAACTTAAATCCTTCTGACTATATAAAGTCTCTGGCTCTTAGAAAAGTACCTAAGGGTAATGTGGCTAAAACAGCCAAGGAGTTGAAGAAAATCTCTGTAAGGAGAGGTATATACAAAGCGGCTCAAGATATCGCAAAGGAGATGAAGAATGTATCTCCAGAGACAGCTTATCATGAGATTGTCGAAAAAGCTGATCACGTTTACAATTCTAGAATTAATCTTTACGAGACTGGGGAAGATTTACCTGTAAACATTTATGATGAGATGGAAGACATTATTGAGGACAGAGGTAACAATCCTGTTACTGAGTTTGGAATGATGGGTCCGCATGATAAGACAAACAAGATGTATGGTTCCCTCCTTAGACCAGGAAACATAACTGTAGTTGTCGCTAGATCTGGAGTGGGAAAAACACAGTTCTGTATGCATTATGCTAGTTGGGTTGGTAGTAAATACGATGTCCCTGTTCTTCATTTTGATAATGGAGAAATGAGTAAGGAGGAATTGATTATGAGGCAGTGTTCGTCACTGTCTGGTATTTCAATGCACCTTCTTGAGAGTGGCAAATGGAGACAGGCTGGTCCAGACGTTGTGAAAAAGGTAAGAGAAACTTGGGAGAAAGTTAAAAAACTCAAGTTTTATTATTATAATGTAGGAGGTATGGATGTGGATTCTATGGTTAACACGCTCAAGAGGTTTTACCTGTCTAAGGTTGGTCGTGGTAATAAGATGGTTTTCTCTTTCGACTACATTAAAACCACAAGCGAAGGGTCTGGCAATAAGAACGAATGGCAACTCGTAGGAGAGATGGTTGATAAGTTCAAAAAGTGTGTTCAAAAAGAAATCCTTCATGAAGGAGAGCCAATTATACCTATGATAACGTCCGTTCAGTCAAATAGATACGGGATTACCAATAACAGAAACGCTCAAAACGTTGTCGATGACGAGAGCGTTGTTTCATTGTCTGATAGAATTATCCAATTTTGTTCTCATATGTTTATCTTAAGAAACAAGACGGCAGATGAAATAGAGGTTGAAGGTAGCCAGTTTGGAACACATAAACTCGTAAACATCAAGAGTCGACATTTAGGAGCGGATGTTGCGGGTGCTTTAGAGCCTGTTCAAGTCGGTGATGCCTTAAGAAAGAACTTCATAAATCTAAACTTCCACAACTTTAAAATAACTGAGTGTGGAGATCTTAGAGATATTGTAAGATCGGCAGAGGGTACTGCAGATCTCGATGATTCGGAAACAGAAGAAGTGCCAGATTTTGATCAATTCTAGTAATATGAAGGAAGTCCTAGAAGGTATGGGTTACAAACTCATTGATAATGGCGACCATTGGAGGACCAACGCTCTTTATAGAGATGGAGATAATCCTACGGCTGTTAAGATCTACAAAAACTCTGGAGTATGGAGCGACTTTGTTAGGTTCGAAAGCCCTAAACCACTGGAGCTTCTTGTTAAGCTGACTTTAGAAGGAGACAAAGAAAAGCTCAAAACAGTTCTTCAATCTTTAAATTCTAAAGATCATGAAATCACAGAGTACAAACAAAACACTTTAATAGAAATGGAAAAAACTTACGACGATTCGGTTTTAGATAAACTATTCCCTAATTATAATTTTTACCTAGGTAAGAATATTTCAGAAGAGACACAGAAAGACTTTAGGGTGGGTCTCGCTGGAGGAGGAAACATGTACCGAAGAATGGTTTTTCCTGTTTACAACGAGCATTCTCAAATCATAGGTTTTTCTGGTAGGAAAGTTGACGACAATGATTATGCAAAATGGAAACATTTAGGTAAAAAGAATAACTGGATTTATCCAGCCTACCTACCAAACTCTGAAACTGTTGATTCAATTATAGAATCCAAGAAGGAAGTCTATTTAGTCGAGAGCATAGGAGACGCTATGTCCTTGTATCAACAAGGTGTAAAAAATGTTTTGGTAATCTTTGGTCTTTCGGTTAGTTCTTCTATTATATCTTATCTTTCCAGTAAGCAGATTAACAGGATAGTTTTGGCTGGCAACAATGATTTTAACTCTGAAGAGAATAGAGGTTTAATGGCTTCTATAAAAAATTATTTAAAGTTGAGTAATTACTTTGACCTGGATGTTCTATGTATCAAGAACCCTCCAAAAGGATTTAATGATCTTGGTGACGCACACCTAGAAGGTGTTGACTTAGCTTCGTGGTCAAAAGAAGAACCTAACAACAAAGAACAAAGGAAGTTCATATCTGGTTTTGTTGCAGATAACCAAATGAAGTTTTCCAAAACACATATCAGAAAGGCATCTAAATTAAATGAGTGAACCAGTAACAACATTGTCGGCTAGTAGAATCAAAACAGCAGAGAGTTGTTCTTGGCTCTATTGGTGCAAGTATAAG